CCCTTTTGTTAAAGGTGAGCGTATAGGTATATGTAAAGATGATGACCCCCACGCAGTAGAATGTAATTTATGGACTACTGCTGCTGGAGCAGCCGCATATCCTAAAATTACTGATATATCGATGGATGGTGGATATGTTAAATTAACTCTTGAAGAGTTCCAAAATAATAATGGAGGAACTGGAACAGCTGCAACTTCAAACAACTATATTGTATTTTCTGCTGCTTGTGATACTCATAGGGTTCAAGTAGCTGATGGTGTTACTCAAATTATAGCAAAGAAAACCGCATATCCAGCGACTTGTCAATTTTCTAATTTTGAAATAGTTTGTCAGCAAGTAGGAGTAGATCCTCGATATGAAGCTGGTATGATGAAAAAAATGAGAGAAGGTGGTTCAATAGAAATTGATATACCAAGTGTTACTAATTACAAATATTCATTATTAGCATCTAATCGTAATGCGACAGTTAATCTTGCTGTATCTAATACAAGGGTTAAATCGTGTATTATAATGCCGAGTGATGCTAAAGTATTAGATAGTGCTGATTTAATTGGTGGTCTAAACACTACTTATAGTGAAGAAGAAACAACTGATATGGATATTGCCCTTCATTCTATTCGTAGCGGTCAAGTAGGTATTATAGATCGTCTAACATCTTATCAATTCCAAATAGATGATAAATTAGTCCCAAGTCGTCCTATTGTTGTATCAAAAATTAATAAAGGTGTAAGTATTGCAGCACAGCCTTTAATTGAATTAGAAAAAGCACTAAATCAAGCGGGTATTGTTCCAAGGTCTTTTGTAGATTACAATAGAAACTTTCTCATAGGCAGAGCCTATGCGCTAAATGATGGTGTTGCAAATCTTAATAATAAAACAAATCAATTACAATTATTATATAATGAAAGAAGTGCTGCTGGAGCAGATAGACCACCATCTCACAACAAACTCTTATACTCATTCATGTTTCACCTACGTAGAATATCTATTAAAGGCGATAGTGTTGTTGTTACTCTATAAATAAATAATAAATATTTTCTATGTATTTTTTTTAATTTTTTAAAATAAATTTATTTTATATTATATAATATAAAATGAGTGTTGCTAAAAAGTATCTTTCCATTCTACCTAATAATGTTCCCGCTTCTGGTAAAGTTTCTCATGCTCGTGGTAATCCAGTATTAACTATTACACTTGGTCGTCAAGATGCTATGCTTGATTTATCCAGTATTCGTCTTGCTGGTAAGTTAAATATATGGCGTGATGCTGCTGGTACTCTTCCTCCTACGAATGCTGCTGCTGTTGAATTAATGGCTTCTCATAAACTCGGTGTATATGGTTGTATAGACCAATTAGTATTTAGACATGCTGAAACAAAACAAGTAATAGAACATATAAGACATTATGGACGATTTATGGCTTCTTATCTTCCAGTTATGGCTGGTATGCAAGATGTATCGGGTCATTTAACTGAAACTGCTTTAATCTATCCAAATTATAATGCTTTCAGAGATAGTGTTATTCGTGGTGCTACTGATGCTGATGTAGTAGGTAAAGAATTTTGTATTCCTCTTCCTTCGGGTTTAACTCTTGGTGCTTCTATGCTTCCACTATCAAAAGTCCCATTAGAAATTGAAATCCACCTCGCACCCGATAGTCAGTTTTTTTATTCGAGTGATGGAACTACTGGTAATATTGCTAATTGCTTTTATGAATTAAGTGGTTTAGAAGTAGCATGCGAAGTAAGTTATGGTGAAAATGCCCCCGATACTGGTATGATGGCTTTTAACTCTATTACTTCATATTTTTCGACCCTTGAAAGCACTAATAGTATTATCAATTTTAATCTTGGATTATCAAAAGTATTAGGTTGTTTTGTAAATTTTGTCCCCGCTAATTTTGTAAATAATTTAGGACAAGATGGATTTTTAACATATATGCCTTCTAAATCTGCTACTGCAAGTGGAGGAGCATTAGCAAATGTAGAAACAATATCATTTTTAAGAAATGGTGAGCGTTTCCCAAGTGCTTTTGAAGTAGAAAGTGTTAGAACCACGACCAATTTAACCTCTGTTGTAGATCCCCAAATTATTAAAGGTTTCTTATCTTCAATTATTCCCGAAAAACACCATACAAGAACTACTGCATCGCCTCTAACTTCGAATCGTAATTTTACAGTAAGAGAAAATGGTACAAATGGTTATAGATATATACCCGATACTGGGGCTGTATATGGTGTCGGTGTTTTATATGATATGCTTGATAGTGAAGGTGTTGATTTTACTAATTCTCAATTTTCTATCCAAATGACTACTCAATTAGATGATGGTAATCCAGTATCAGCATATCTATTTATTAAATCAAAAGTAGTTGTAGCATGGAGTTCTACTCAAGGCGTCCAAATTATATCTTAAAAAATTTTATATATATTCATAAAATAATTAAAGATATAAATTATTTTCTATCTATTATATTTTTTAAAATTTTATTTTTTTTTATATTTTATATATATAAATAATATAAAATGGCTGATAATCAATTTGATGATCCAGTTTCTACTGACCGCATCCCCGACCTTATTAAAATTGGCGCGATTCCAAGTTCATACGGGCAAATGCTCCATACGGATGTAATCGACCCAATTACCTTTTCGCAAAATCGTGTAAGATTTACATTACAAAGGGTTGCTGGTTTTTTACATTCTAATTCTAAAATTACTCTTGCTGTAACTCCATTAACTACAACTTCGGCATACTATCCACTTAATATTGGTATTTCTAACCTCGTGCAATCCGCCCAGCTTTTAATTGGTAATAAAATGGTTTGCTCTATTGATGATTATTGGGCGTTTCATCAATATCAGTCTTTATTTATTTCTAATGAAGACAATAAAGAAAGAGAGCAATATTTATCTCAAAGGTGTATATCTCATCAACCCGTATATGATGATAGAACGGCTGATACAACTGATAAACCACCTAACTCTGCTAAAAAAGTAGGTTTAGATGTAGGGCGTAATCCAGTAGTTCCCGCTGGTGGTGGTGCTGGAACTTTTGAATTATTACCATGGATGCACCACGACGGCTCATCCGCTCAAACTATCGCAGATGCTCCAGTATATTCAGTATATTTAAGTGATTTATTCCCATTCTTAAAAACGAATCAACTACCTATGTTTATGTTAAATGAAGAAGTCCATATTGATATTACATTTACACCCGCTACTGAAAGTCTTGCTGGTGCTGGTCTAACGAGGCGTATGTGTATTAATGCTACTGAAGGGGCAACTCCAGCAAATACCCAAGTTGAATATTTAATTAATCAAGATGAAGTTAAACTGATATATGATAGTATTACTTATGATGGTGAAATAATGCAAAAATACGCCCAGCAAAATCCAAAATTAACTTTTCAATATTTCGATTATAGAATTGCTAAAAGAACTGGTAATCAAGCAGCTTTCACTAACCTTACACTTCCTCTTGGAGGTAATGGCCGTCTTGTTTCAAAAGTATTCTTTGGATTAAATAGAAATGAAAATTTTACACCAGTATCTCTATTAAATGGTGTAGCAACCAAAGATGTTCCACACGCACAGACATTATCCATTAATTTATTATATAATGATTTATATGAATTTAATGTTGATAGGTCTAATCCAGCATTATTATTTCATACTACTCAACACGCAGAAGGTAAAGTCCCCATGATAGTTAGAGACGAACACCAATCCTCTGCTGTTCCAGTACTAACTACTGAAACATTCGAAGGCCACGAACAATCGGGAGGTATTGCTGGTCTTGGTGGTAATATGAGATGGACTGCAATTAGACCTAATAAAGGACAAAGGGTTAATAATAAAGGTATGGATCTTATTTTTAAAGCTGGTGGTCTTCCCGCCCAAACTTACACTCTTCGTGTATATCTTGAACTTGTTAAGATTGCTACAATTGAAGGGGGAATTTTCGAGTGCTATTATGCGTAATACTATTTAAAAACACGCCGTATATATATTATATATATAATGGAAATCAAAAATTACCCTAATTATTTAATATTTAGAAATGGAGCAGTTTTATCAAAAGGTTTTGATAAATACCACCCTCCTCGTTTTTTAAAACATAATATAAATCAACGAACGGGTTATTATTATGTGAATTTATACAAGGATAAAAAACCAAGACCAGTTTATATTCATAGATTATTAGGAACGCATTTTATAGATAATCCCGATAATAAAAGATGTATAGACCATATAGATAGAAACAAATTAAATAATTCATTATCAAACTTAAGGTGGGCGACATCAAGTGAAAATAATTATAATAAGGATAAATACAAGTTAAGAAAAGATAATAAATGTGGTTATACTGGCGTAACATTCAGCGAAAAAGAAAATAGATATAGATACAAAAATAAAAGGTATAAAACATTAGAAGAAGTTTTAGAAGTTTATAATCATTAATATAAAATTTATATCTTTAAAAAATTTATATCTTTAAAAAATTTATATCTTTAAAAAATTTATTTAGTTATATAATAAAAAATATATTATATATTATAAAATGTTGTATTATTTAGCGAT